CATAAGCAATGCACAGGAGCTTGGCTGGGTACGTTGGAATGACAACCAATACACCTCCAGCAACAAGCTGACCTTCGCTGATGGAGTGCCTGCTCTGCTGCCCAATAACGGAGCAACAATCAACTCGTACCTCAACACCCCAAGCGACCTGTACAACCCCACTACAGGCCGTGTGTATGGCATTGCAGAAAACGATACCTACATCGCAACAATCGTATTCAAAGCAAGTGCAGCAAATGCCAATAGTACATACGGTGAACTGCGCCTTGAAGGTGGCAACGGCACACCCTACGAGCGTCTGGCCTCGCTGGTAACATTCCCAAAGGGCAACGGGGTAGAACACCCAGTTCACCAAGTGTTCCAATACTACGTGGATGAGGACTTCGTGACCAACGGAAACTACTGGCAGTTCACGGCAGTCGGTGGGGCTATCCTCGTTTGGGACATCATCTTCTTTATCCAACGCACGCAATCACGATGAAAGGATTTAATCAAGGACCAAAACCGCCCGTACCACAGAACAACAAGCGAGGCTGCCTATGCAAAGACAAGGTGACCTACTCTACCAAGTGCTGCGACAAGGGCGACATGTGGACTCAAGGAATTGGCTTTATCGGGGGCAAAGGCCAATAGTAAAATCCCCAAATATCAATCTATTTATTTTTTAGTTATGAATCTGCAAGACGTATTCAAGAAAATTGAGCTGGCTCTTACACCCGAAAAGGTGGAGCTTGCCTCTATGACGTTGGCTGATGGTACGATGGTGGAAGCCGAAGTATTTGAAGCTGGCGCAAACGCATTCCTCGTTGATGGTGAGGGCAACCGAGTTGCCGTACCTGTTGGCGAGCATAAACTTGAAGATGGCAAAATCCTCATTGTTGAGGAAGAAGGCATCATTAAGGAAATCAAAGAAGCCGCAATGGAGGAAGAACCTGCCGTTGAGGTTGAGATTGAAGCTGCCGCTGAAGAACCCGAAATGTCTATCGGTGACCTCGTGGCAATGGTAAACTCACTCCGTGAGGAAGTTGAGATGATGAAGCAAGAGATGGGTAAAAAACAGGAAATGGCTGAAGAAGCCGTTGCTGAAGAAGCACCCGTAGCTGAAGTAGCGATGGCAGCACAGAAGCCAATCGTTGCTGCTCCAGTAGAAAAGAAACACGAACTGAAATTTCACATCGGTGCAGAGCGTGTTGCAACAACCAAAGACCGAGTATTTTCTAAACTTTTCCAATAAAAAATGGCAACGACCACTTCAATCACTACTACCTACGCAGGTGAGTTTGCAGGGAAATACATCTCTGCAGCCCTCTTGTCAGGTGACACCATCGCCAAAGGCGGAATTGAGGTTGTACCTAACGTAAAGTACAAGCAAGTACTTAAGAAGGTAAACCTTAACGACATCGTTAAAGACCAAACTTGTGACTTTACCGACACGTCTACCTTGACCATGACCGAGGCTATCCTTCAGCCCGAGTTCCTGCAGGTAAACCTTGAGCTTTGCAAGAGCGACTTCGAATCAGATTGGGAAGCCATCCAAATGGGCTACTCTGCATTCGACCAACTGCCTACTTCATTCGTTGACTACTTCATCGGCTACAACGCTGGTAAAGTTGCCGAGTGGGTTGAAAGCAAAATCTGGACTGGTGCTACTGCCAACGCTGGTGAGTTCAACGGATTCCAAACCCTCCTCGCTGCTGACACGACTGTTATTGACGTGACTGCTGCTACTGGTGGCGTGACGGCTTCTAACGTCATCACGGAAATGGGCAAGGTTCTTGACGCTGCTCCTAACGCAGTATACGGCAAGGATGACCTGTACCTGTACGTTCCTACCAATGTTTACAAGGCTTACGTTCGTGCGCTTGGTGGATTCGCTGCTTCAGGTCAAGGAGCTAATGGTGTAGACAATCGTGGTACTTTGTGGTACGGTGGTCAAGACCTGTTCTTTGACGGAGTTCGTGTATTCCACGCTCCGGGCTTGGGTAGCAACAAAATGGTACTTGCCCAAAAGAGCAACCTGTACTTCGGAACTGGACTCCTTTCGGACCACAACGAGGTGAAGGTTCTTGACATGGCTGACCTTGACGGCTCAAAGAACGTGCGTTTCGTAATGCGCTTCACGGCTGGTGTACAGGTAGGCTTCGGTGCTGACGTAGTTTACTACGCTTAATTAGCTGACTGATTAACCATAGGGGGGTGGTGGTTTCAAAGCCCCATCCCCTTTTTTAATTCTAAAACACAAAATGGCTTGTACTTTAACTCTGGGTCGCATTGAGCCCTGTAAAGACCAAGTAGGAGGATTGAATGCCGTCTACTTCATCAACTCACTTGACCTCGCTGGTGTTAGCTACGATACGGCTGACACCGATGTCATTGACCAGCTTGCTACGGCAGCTGTTTCTGCTTACTGCTACGACCTCAAGGGTACGTCAAACTTTGAGCAGGCTATCAACTCAAGCCGTGATAACGGCACGACCTTCTTTGAGCAGGTACTGAACATCGTGCTGAAGAAGCAAGATGCGGACACCCACAAGGAAGTGAAGCTCCTGTCTTGGGCGAAGCCGGTGGTTGTCGTTGAGGACAACAACGGAAACTCATGGGTAATGGGATTGGAGCATGGCTCTGAAGTTACTGGAGGCTCTATCGTAACTGGTGCTGCCTTCGGTGACTTGACTGGCTACAACATCACGTTGACTGGTCAAGAGCGTGTGCCTGCAAACTTCTTGCTGGGTGCAGTTGCAAATAATCCATTCGCTGGACTTTCTGGTACGAAGCCTACGATTGTTCGTGGTTCGTAACCTATATTTGTAGCGTACTGCTGAACGGAGTAGGACAAATGGATGGGACAAGGGGGGCTTCGGCCTCCCTTTTCTTTTGAAACTTACCCCACTTTGTGGTCACTTGGGGTTATTTAGATATGATATTCCTGTCATACAACGCCCAACAGAGCATCACTTTGCCTATCCGCAACTGGAAGTACGGCAATGATGACCTAACAAACTACGGTGACTACTGGCGAATCCAAGCCAAGTTCATCAACAAAGACACCCGTGAGGTCATCACATACACGCTTGTTGCGCCTACGTTTGATGAGGACACCCGTGAGCTTACGTTCATCTACAACTCCGCAAACCTTGATGCGGAAGTGCCATACGTTATGCGCCTTGAAGACCAACGCTACGCAGCAGGAGTCGCAAACGAATACGAAGACCGAGTTATTGCAGATGCAGGAACGATAGAATCACTATCTTGCGTAACAACTGCGCTCACCGAATTGGGTGCAGATGATGCAAAGGTGCTGGCGATTGACAAGATTTATATGCTGCCGAGTGGTGATACCATCAGCACATACCAGCCCGTGCTTGACACCACCGAAAAAACAATGAATAACGATTTTGTTATATATGGCGAGTAACATCAAACTCATCAATCTGGCTTCGTACACGAGCCCGAAAATCAGCGAAAGCCCACGCTTAAGCTGGGTGGAGTATGGCGATGACAACAACTACTTTGAGTATTTGATTGACCGCTTCAACGGCAGCCCCACAAACAACGCAGTAATCGCTGGAGTGGTGGATATGATTTACGGCAAGGGCGTAACTGCAAGCAATGCGGCAGACAACCCAGCCGGCTTTATGGAGCTGCGCAGGCTCATCACTCCAGAGCAGCTGAAGCGTGTGGTCAATGACTTCTACATGCTTGGCAATGCTGCCTTTCAGGTGGTGTACACGGCTGACAAGAGCAAGATTGCAGAGGTGTACCACATGCCTGTTGAAACCCTGCGTGCAGAGAAGTGCAACGATGAAGGCGAAATTGAAGCCTACTACTACGCCTACGACTGGAGCAAGGTGCGCAACAAGAGCCAAGCAGAGCGCATCCCTGCGTTCGGCTACGGAGCAGCAGGCGAGAAGATTGAAATCCTTTACATCCGCCCATATCGTAGTGGCTCGTACTACTACTCACCCGTTGACTATCAAGGCGGTTTGCCTTATGCGGAGATGGAGGAGGAGATTGCCAACTACCATATCAACAACATCAAGAACGGACTTGCTCCGTCAATGATTATTAACTTCAACAACGGCATTCCGCCACAGGAGGAGCAGGATAACATTGACTTTGCCATCAAGCAGAAGTGGAGTGGCAGCAACAATGCAGGCAAGTACATCCTTGCGTTCAACGATGATTCGCAGAAGGCAGCCACGATTGAGCCAGTAACGCTATCGGAAGCCCACCTGCAGTATGAGTTCTTGAGCCGTGAGTCTTCGCAGAAGATTATGGTTGCGCATCGTGTTACCTCGCCCATGCTTTTCGGCATCAAGGATAACACCGGCTTGGGCAACAATGCCGAAGAAATCAAGAATGCGTTTCAGTTGATGGACAA